GTAGAGTTCTTTCTAAAAGATGATGCTAAAGATGATCCATTACTTACATCAGATCGTGTAAGATTAATGGGATATGATACTCAACCACTTATTGATGCTGCATTGCTGGTAAATACTCACCTTCAAATGCTATTCAATCTTATGGGTATTGACCTTGTTGATTTTAAATTGGAGTTTGGTTACGATGCTCACGGCAATTTACTCTTGGCTGATGAACTATCACCTGACAACATGCGACTCTGGAAGAAAGGAACCAAAGAACGTTTCGACAAAGATCTCTTCCGTAAAAATGAAGGTGACCTTGTTGAAGCATACAAATATATACTAAGTAAACTTCGTCAGTTTGTTTAATCATTATGCACGGAAAATTAGATCCCGAAGAACAAGTTATGGAATCAAAAAACTTTACTGTCTTTTCAAAAGATGGTTGTCCATATTGCACAAAGATTCAAGAAGTATTAAATTTAGCTAGTCTAAATTATGTAACTTATAAATTAGGTAAAGACTTTGATAGAAAAAGTTTCTATGGTGAATTTGGGGAAGGTTCTACATTCCCACAAGTAGTAATGAATGGTAATAAACTTGGTGGATGCACCGATACAGTTAAGTACTTACAGGAGAATAAGTTAGTCTAATGAAACCAGAAGACGATTTTGAAAATGTTTATGAACTTATAGAACATGCTATTGATTATGCTTTTGAAGGAAAAATGACTCTTAAGTTTTATGATTTTCTAAAATATCGTAAGACAAAAAAATATGAGGTAGATGCTTTCATAGAAAGTTCTACTGCACATGAATTGAGTGAGACGGTTTTAGATTTAGAAGCATATATTAAGGGTGGAAATGATAATAATCATAAACAATTGCGTGAGGCATATGGTCACATACCTAAACCTCAAGCAAGGAAAATAAAAACTTATTTGTATGGTATCCTTGAGGATGCATGGAGGTATAGTCGTGACAGAAGACCTGGAAGACGAAAAAAAGTCTCTAAATAAAAGCAAACCCACCGAAATTAATCGAGGGGTTGAATTGTTACTCAGAAATAGGAGAAGAAGTCCACCAAAACCAAAAACATTTCAAGTAAAGTTTGGAAAATTAATTGCACTCTGGAATAGAGAAATTGTTTTTCATATTAATTTTTACTTAGATATAAGAAAAAAATAGCACTCTGAGGAGGAGTATCATGGACATGACCATAGTAACCTTAACTCTTACGACAGTAGTTTCGCTACTTGCATTATTAGTAGGAGGTATGATAGGATGGATGGCAAGACAACATTCATATGAAACTACACCTCAAGTAGTGTATACGCATCCAGAAATGTTTGATGCAAATGGACAATTAGTTCCCGATGAAATTTTAGCCCTAAGAATTGAAAACAATTATGACACCGACGAAGACGAAGACGACGACTAAGGTGAAGTTACCACCTAATCCTTTCATCCATGAAGTTCTTGAACTTGTAAGTAAGCAAAGAACCAAGGCAAAGAAAGTAGATGTTCTCAGAGAATATAGAGATGACTCTCTAACTGCTATTCTTATTTGGAATTTTGATGAAACAGTTGAGTCTGCAATTCCACCAGGAGATGTTCCTTTTAAATCTAATGATGTACCTGTGGGAACAGATCACACATCACTTCGCAGAGAGTGGAGACAACTTTATCACTTTGTTAAAGGTGGTAATAGTAGTTTGAGTGGTCTTCGTAGAGAGACAATGTTTATCCAGATGCTTGAAGGATTACATCCAAAAGAAGCAGAGATTGTTTGTTTAATTAAAGACAAGAGATTGACTGAATCATATAAACTTTCTTATGATGTGGTGAAGGAGGCATACCCTGATATTACATGGGGTGGTAGGTCATGACCGCACCAGTAGGAAAAGCACCAGCAACAACAGATAAGGAAGTGGCAGAAGAAGAGAAGCAGGAAGAAAAATTTAAACCTTCTGAATATGGTTGTGAAATTCTGTTGGAAAAAACTACTCTTGTAAAAGCACAAGATAAAAATTTTCCAATAGATGCACACCTTGTTTGGTATAATTTAGATGGTGAAGAGCATCTTGATTTAACTCGTTGTTCAAAGAGAACTGATTTGTTTGACATGTATTATGATCGTTATGGTCCTAATGTAGTAAAAAGATTTGATCATGGGAAAGGTACAATTAAACCAAGCTTATGGGGATATAAGCAACCTGATAAAAAAGCATCACGAAAGAGGAAAAGATCATGAAAGATGAAGATGAATTATTAAGAGAACAAATAAATGCACTCATCCGTGATGAGATCCAGGAAGGAATAAATGATTGGATAGATGATATGGATGAGAGAGAAAAGCAAGAGGATGAAAGTGGTCTTGGGTTTGCTCAAAGAACTCAAGCAAGAAGAAAAGATGGTGATGAATTGAAAGTTAATATATCAAATGATGAGGTCGATAGACTTATAAAAGAGTATAAGAAGATTAAAAAGAATCAGAGATCTAATTTCGGACAGATAAAGAAACTTGGTCTGGTTGATAAGCATGGAAATGATTTGAATGCTCAGTAAAGATCAAAGATTAAAATGTGTTGAGATTGCATGTAAAATTAAGTTAAATAGAGAGGTGACATTAAAAGACATGATATGGTATAATAAGTTACGTGAGCACAATAAACATGCAAGAGGTATACATGAGAGATTCACTACTTAAAGCATTATTAGCCCATGCTAATGGTGAAATCGCAATGCACAAAGCAAATGTGGAAGTTTATCTGACCAATCCTGTTGGTATCGGTGAACATTCGGACATTACACATGCAATTCAAGAAGAACTTGATAAGATTGCGAAGTGGCATGATCAAATAGAGGTGATACAGAAGTACTTTAAGTAGTTTTGTAACACAAAATACAGTTTTAGTTGCATATATAGTATAACTGTGTTAATATTAACACACACGTTCATCCTGATACATTCAGGACGCAAGTAAGCCGACTCGGAACGGAATCGTTCATCCTTATGGAATTCTTAATCGCTACTATCTTATCATGTGAAAGTGCCGAGGATATTATTTCTCGAATATCACATTCAAATGAGAGTCGTGCTGAATTAGTTCAGCAGGTAAAAGATAGTACTGAAGAGGGATGCTTTGAGGACGCAAAAGCCGACTAAAGGAACGGATTAAAACCCCTACTACTTTGGAGAAAGCCAATGGCAAAAGTCACTTACCGTGGAGTCGAGTACGACTCTGCAGACTACAACAGAAAAGTGCTTGCTGATGCAGCACAGCACAGAAATCACGATCTAATGTATCGTGGTATCAAGGTCAGAAGCAAGGCAATTCCTTGCAGTTAATTTAAAGAGGGGGGTTTACACCCCTCTTTTTTTGTATTATAATTAGATGAAAAGTAATCATATGAACAAAGCAAAATTAAAAGTTTTAATCATGGCTCTTAAAGAGGTTGTGAGTGAACTTGAATCTGAAATTTATTCGGATGTAGATGCTTATAAAAACTCTGGTGCATTTAAAGATATACCAAGAGATTATGATGAACTATACGATGATGATGATGGGTACGCAGACTAATGATTATTTGGAAAACTAATTACAACATACCAAAAAAACAGATAGATTCTTTAATATCTGATTTAAAAAAAGATGATAGATCTTTTGGAAAAGAAATTAATTTTTATTCTTCTTATTATCTTCCAGTAAGTGAACGTCCTGAAAAGAAAATTACTTCTGTATATAATGATATTATAACCAAAGGATCGAAACAATTAGGTTTATTTAATAGAGCTGATCTTACAGTTCCTTTTTGGTTGCAAGTATATCCAAAGGATGGTGGTGCTCATAAATTTCATATGCATTTTTGTGGACAAGAAATACTTTCTTGGGTTCATTTTTTAAGACCATCTTCTAAAAAATGTTTTTATTTTATTGATAGTGATGGTAAACAAATTTATCCACATCAAAACGAAGGAGATTTTATTATATTTCCTGCATGGGCACTTCATGGAGTAGATCCTAATACAGATGATGA